GTTCTTGTTTAACCTCTGCAGTTTTATCAATCATTGAACGCTCTTTCCAGTGCGTCAACAACTCATCTGCTGCATCATAGTTATACTTGTCCGCTTCTTCAAATAAGTTCACTCTAAATTTACTAGCTTTAACCCAATCTTGAAAACCTGTATCTTGTACGATGTCTACATAGTCTGGATGAGCCTGTTCCAATCTTTCTTTGCTAGTATTTTGTGTTTGTTTAGCTTGGAATTCTTGAAACGCCTTGAAGCGAGGATGATTTTCTATTAACGAATTAACCGCTTTACTGGGGTCGTCATAAAAATCTTCGTTATCGTCTTCGGGGTTTGAGTTTTGTGTCGTTTGACTTGTCTGTGAATCATTCCTAGATATTTCAGCTTTAAGGAAACTGTCAGATAAACTTCTTAACTCTCCAATCTCTTGGCTCTTACGTCCAAGCTCTTGTTCTAAGTTTTGATAGCTCTTGACTATATCCTCTACACTCTTACCAGAGAATTTATCCGGTACTTCAAAAGCAGGTTCTTGTGTTTCTGCTTCCTCCATACTTAGGGTTTCATCTGGTTCTACTGTGTTTTCTACTTCTACATCTGCTGATTGTTCTGCAGGGTCTACTACTATATTGCTCATATCATTGTCTCCGCCCGTTAGGGTTATGAAGTTGTAAAAAGATGACGCTAGTTGTCTAGTTCTGTCATCGCTGCTTTTGTTGCGTCTTCTAAAACAATCATTTGTCTTAGAATTGACAACTGACCTCTGGCAAACCACAGGTCTTTTTCGTTATCAATAGAATCTAATCTTTTAACTAATTCGGACATTACTTTTAATTCTTCAATTAAATCTGCCCATCCTTCAGTTTCTAAAAGCTCTATTCTATCTTTATAAAATTGTTGAGTTTCTTTTGGCATTAAGATTTTTTATGTGTATTACAAAAATTTCTAGCTGCTGCTTCGGAGCTAAAGCCCCATTTCTTTAATGCTAATGCTTTACGAGTAGGCTTACCTTTGGCATCTATCATAGGACCAGCCATACCTGCAAACCTACAAGCAAAAGATACACGCCTACTATCAGTTCCACTTCCTTGTGGTGCTTTTAAATTACCGCCGGTCTCTCTGTTATAAGAAGCTCTACCTTTAGCATTTAAACCTCCTTTAGGATTCTTGCCTTCTTTGCGTTGCCACGCTGCTGTCTTAGCCATATTATCCTTGTAACTTTTCTTTTGCTGATGCTATGTTTAATAGTGTTTCTGATTGTAAATGTTCTACTTCTGGAATATTTCTCATAGTTTCACTCTGAGTATTTTCTGTGTCAGCTCTCATCTTATCAATTTGTGCTAAATCTTTTTGCAATTTAAGGAATTTTTCTTGAATCATTAATTCATTTGGTTGTGCTGCTCCGGCTTCTGCTGCATTCTTCATAGCTTTAGTCCCTTCTTCTTGAGCTTCTGCCATAATTTTTTGTATTTCCGCAGACATTTTTTGAAGTTGAAGTTCTTTAGCCATTTGCTCCATCTGTTCTTCTTGTGGTTTAGGCTGCATACCTTGCATAAGAGCTTGTACAATTTGGTCTCTATTGTGCATACTAGAGTTCTGAAATACAGATACTAATATAATATTAAATGCAGGAGAGTCTTTAGGTATTGACTGTAACAAACTTACCATTTGTTGTGCTTCTAACTCTTTAGCCATAATGCCCATTGTAGAATAAGGCACAAACTTGTAATCGTTGACAGGGTATCTGTCTACATCAAACTGTATCTTCCTCCACATACACTTATTTATCATAGGGATAAGGAATGTGTTTTGGAAGTTCATTAGAGTGCGTTTCTGCCTCTTAATAGAAGAAGATTGTTGCATAGACATACCAGCCGATGTAGCTCTTTCAGCACTAGCTTGAGTAGTATCTGACGCACCTGTTCCCATTTGTATCATATTTTGTAATGATGCTACTTGAGTATAAGTATTTTGGTCGGTGCTACCTAATGATAGTGGCATTATTGCTTGCCTCGGGTCGCCATTAGTAAGAATAGTCTTACCCGGTCTGACTTCTAGTTTGACTCCGCGAGGCATACGAGTTGCATCTGCAGCCATCATTGGCGTAGTAGTCAGAGCTAATGAGTCAATGCGTGCTCTCATTTCTGCATCTAATGCTTTTTGTGGATTATATCCTTTTTCACAAACCCCTCTACCCCAGAACTTATTTGGGACTATGTCGTGTTGATAAGACATAAAAGGTCTATCTTCCATCATAAATGGATTAACTGCAGCTCTTAGTATGTATGAATCATTAGCCATAGTAACTACAGCCTCTACTAACTCATCATCATTAAAATCAAAATCATCCATAGATTCATTTTCTTCTAAAAATCTAGCGGGAACTTTACCCCAGTATTCTGTAATTTTAATTTGGTCGTTAGCATCTGCACGCGATTCTTCAGGGTCAAACCCTTTTAACGTGTCTACATTATAGGTTCCTTCTATAAATACATCTCTATATGTACCATTCTCGATACCTTCTATAATACTATGTCTAGGTTTAATTACTTCGTGTGCGACACCAAGTGCTTCTTGTATACTAGTAGCTGAAGGGTCAATAAGAAATTCTTTAGGGCTGATAGCTTCAACACTTACATCAATAGCTGTTTCTTCTTCAAGAACTCTTTCTGTAATCATTGTTCCTTCTATTGGTACTTCTACTGGATATCTCCAAGTTTTTTCGTTTACAGATATTTTACCAATACCAGTACCATATACAGCACCATTTAAAAATACTTCACATAAAGCATCCTTACATCCTGTCCCTTCTAAATCTTCTTGCAATAAATTCCTAACATACTCAGCGTCTGATGGGTCTTGGTCTAATTTATCATCTTTGATATCAAACCACTTACCTCTGCCAAATGTAGCCTCCTCGATTTCAGCAACAGATGATTCAACCGCTTGTTGTAGTGCAGGGGCTATTAAACGAGACTTTTCAGAATGTCTAGTTTTATCGCTAGATTTCCATATGCCACGCCATAGACGATAATACTCGTCCCAATTATCTAGATAGTTAGAGTCTCTGTGATTTCTCCACTCTTCTAAACGAGTGCCTAACCATCCTGCTAATCCTTGATATTTATTTTCGTCCATTAGTATCCTGCAACATCATCATATGGTATCCACTCCTCTTCTAATTCAATTGTGTGCATAAAATCTGCTACACTAACTTGGTCTATATAAGCAAGAGAGTCGATAATGTCATCGTGTGTTCCCTTGCTAGGAAATTCTATTAACTGTGTTTCTAGCTCCCCATTCCAATTAGTATTACGGTTAAATGTAATTTTGCCGTGTTCTAATCTACCTTGTAGAGCCCAAGTAATTCTATCTGCTTTCTTCTTACCACCGTGGGTTACATCTGTTATGACTACCCATCTACCTTGTGTTCTCATCTCATCTTGTAGATAAGGTAAGATAGCGTTCTTTAACGCTCCAGATTCTATTCCTACAGTAGTTGCTTGATTTTCAATTGCAGCCTGTAATATTTTAGAAGCAGTTTCTTTAATATTCCATCTACCGTGGAGTATATCTTTGACCCACCATTTATCACCGTGGATTTTAACGATTGATATAGCTGTTTCATCTAACTTACTCCCTTTAAGACCACGCTCTTTTTCCACTGCTTCAAAGCCCGCAGGGTCAACCGCAATAACAAAATTGCCTTCCTCCGGTTCATTTTCATCATACTTAATCCATTCATTTTTAAAGATGCCTCCAGTAAAACTTACAAACGAGGCTTCAAATTCTTGTCTAAATGCCTGTGTAGACATTGTTCTTTTTGCTACTTCTACCTCTTTAGGGTCAATCAGAGGATTATCTGTAGATGTATACTGAAATGCTTCCCAGTCTTCATCTTTTTCTGCCTCTAAAAACAAATCATAGAAGTGATTCTTTCCGGCTGGAGTCCCAATAAAGAGTGCACCACCTTTTACATCCGAAAGCGTAGGTCTTATAATCTGTTCCCATACCTCTACCTTCATAGAAGCATATTCGTCAAGAACAACATAAGCAAGTCCCACGCCCCTCAGAGTATCTGGTCGGTCAGAACCCTTCAAGCTAATTCTCCTACCATTGACTAACTTCATAGTAGCTGTATTCTCGTGGGTAGTCTCTATAAGGTCTGTATCGTGCAACAGTTCCTTGAGCATATTCCACATAATATCTTTAGCTTGCTGAAAAGTAGGACCTATATAAAAGACATCCTTACTTTCCGACTGTAGAGCTTTGATTATAAGTATCCACGCTGCTAGTCTGGACTTTCCAAATCGCCTACCCGCACTTACGACTTTAAATCGGGCAGTGCTATTGAAGATTTCTAGCTGTGCAGGATGTAATTGTACATCTAACTCTTTAGCCATTACCAATACTCACAATTGTTTTGTCAATATCAGCTTCTTCTATTATAACACCATCTTCATATGTTAGTTCTTTCTGGTCTTTCTCTTCTATTTCTACTTTCTTAGCTTCAAGACCACCAACATTAATAATTACATTACCCTTATCTTCTGATGACCTAAATTCTACTGACTTAGTTGTAGGAATAATTCTATCCATACACATCTTAAGACAGGTCCTGTCACCTTCGAGTGCTAAGTCTATAACTTTCTGGACAATCTCCGGTCCTTTGTTAGACATCAACTCTCTGCTCAGTGCTGTAAACTTGTTTACTGAGCCTTTGGGTCTACCGTTAGGGTTTAAACTCTTCATACCCTTGTAAAGATTAGGCGAACCCTTGTTCTTTTTAGACATCCTATTTACTCTCCTAAAGTTATACTATAGTTTCAACTAAAATGGAATAAATTAGAATGATTATAAAGGTTATTTCTAAGAGAAGCCTTTTAGGTGAATCTTTGTTTTTTATATCTATAGTAATAGTATAGCATACTTTTCAATGATTGTCAATAGAACAAAGCAAATAAAGTCTTAAGTCCCTCTCCGCACCTCCGGATTTCTAGCATTTCACTAATAAATAACTAATTTTACCCAAATTCACTCCAATCTGCGAATGAGCCTATATATTATACACGCACGGTCCTATTGGGTCCCCGGGGTGTCACTTTGGATAGCGTGTGGGACTGGCTCAAGATACATATGTGAGACAAAAGAGAGCGTGAGTGACACTCTAGACAACTACAGTATCTGTCACCAGTGACAAACATTTATAAACTATTTTTTATCAATAGTGCTTGCAAGATAATCATTTGTGTATAATAGACCCATCTTAAGCGGGATTGCTTGAGAGCCTAGATAGACAAAATATCTAGGAATAACAATAACTTAAAAGGAAATACAATGAAAAATAAAATGACAGATACACAACAGATAGCAAACTTTATTGACACTCTAGGTAACATTCGCAAGGCGGAGGGTCAAGTCACAGAGACCTTGAAGACTGTAGCAACTAACAGTAAATTCAAGGAAACATTCTTAAAGGCTATGAACAAGAACCTCACAACTCTAGAGAATGAAGACCTCAAAGAGTTTAAGGGACGTGTACACAAAATGCAAAAGCTCATAGCTAAGAAGAAGACACAAGAGTCTATCTTGAATGCTAGAGATAACGCGGAGCCTGATACTCATCACTACACTATCCGCTTAGTCAATGATAAAGACATCACTGAGAGAGGGACTCACAAGGAAGCTGATAGAGGTAAATTGAGAGAATTCTGCTTAGTCAAGCCGGAGCCTACACCAAAGGCAGAGAAGACAATCAGTGAGATTGTAGGAGACTGGCAAGAAAAGGTATTGGGAGAGAATTCCGATATGTCCAAAGAGGAGTATGAGAGACAAATGCTAGACCTCAAGGCGCAGATACTTATTGAGACTGTTAATATGAAAGTCAAAAAAGCTGCTTAGACTTTAGCAACCTAAAGAGCCCGCCTTGTGCGGGTTTTTTTTGGTCCAGAGTTTGTCACCAGTGACAGATTGTTAACTAGTCATTGACTATACAATTTAATCAATATATCATTGGGACAAATCAAGCAAGGGCTAAGCCTTAGTGAGATAGAGAAGTCCTCCAGAATCGAAGATATGGAGCCCACAATTAACAGATACCATAGGAGATTATATGGAAACAGTAAGAATAGGAGAAAATGATTACTCCAGAACAAAAATCAAAAATAACATACTCAAGGTCTATAAAGTGAGTGTGAATAGTGAGCAAAATGATTGGTATAGAGAAGCCCACCAGTTCGGAGTTGAGGTCTCTAGCTTTTTAAAGTCATTCAAAAATTATGATGTCACTGTGAATCAAGTTCTAGGCATTGTCTCTGCGTTGTCTCCGCTCAAAGAGTGGGAGAAGAACAAAGAGATTGCAGTTGACTTTATCTTAACCGGTGACTGCGGACATATGGGAGCGAACAAGCGTAAAGCTAGAGCGATTCTAGATTGTAATGGCTCTGATGATAAAATACTGGAGATTCTAAGCGGTCCGAAGACATCACGCTTTTATATGAATATGATGTATCCGGACGGAACCGGAGTGACAGTGGATAGGCACGCGATTGCTATCGCTATCGGACGGACTGCCACAAATAAAGAGCAAGCATTAACACCAAAAGCCTATACATTTATAGAAAAGTGTTATATAATGACTGCTGAAACATTAGGACTGGACCCGTTACACCTCCAGTCTATCACTTGGCAGGCTTGGAAGCGTATCAAATAGTTTGTCACCGGTGACACAATTTTAATCAAAAGACTAGGAGGTCTAATGAGTATAGGAATGCACGTTGCATACGATATACCAGTAAGAAAATGGGTATATCTTGAGGGAGTCGATTCAGAGGAGGTAGCTAAAAGGCTACTCCTTGAAAAGATAGAGAAAGATGATGACATCTTAGATACACATAAACAAGATGTTAAAATTAAAATTTATTATTATGGAGAAGATTGAATGAAAGTATTTGAAGTTACACTAGACGTAAACACTACGTTACACACTGAGGTTGAAGCTGAAACCAAAGAAGAAGCTATCAAAATTGCAGAGCGTCAAGCCTATGAAGATACTTGGGGATGTACTGCTATCTTTTCGCACGTTAAGTTAGTCGATGCGGAGGAGGTTCCAACTGATGAGTAAAACAGTATCAGTACAAAAATCTTGGGGTGACGGTGAAATAGACGTCACTCTCGAGGAATTTCAGAAGAAATTTCAAGAGCATCACCAACTATATCTATTAGTTGACTACACAGAACTAGATTCTATGACAAAATACCTTGACAGAATCAAAGGAATGATAGATAATTTAGCTACTCGGAAGTTTGATATACTTTACGAGAGACAACAAAATAAACCAAAAGACTAGGAGGTCTTATGACACAGGAAGAAATGATAGTAAAACGCGAGGATTTGTATAAATCTTGGGGCTATGAGATAGAAAAGCTACCCTTTGGAGCTCATATGTGGCTCGAACCGGAGAAAAACACAAGACAGAACCCATATTCTGGAGTCACTGTCGAGATGAATCCGGTAGAACTGGCTATTTATGACCATACGATGCAGTCTTATCACGAGCACATCGAGTTAGGCACTATGGGTGACTATAAAGAAGCCAGAAAACTATACAAAGACTTCAACAAGGGCAAGAATTGGTTCATTGAGAACAATATCAGAGCCTATATGGACTTGATTGACTGATGAGTGGCAGAGATTGGAGCCCTCTCAAGGAAATCAAGCTAATTGACACTGCGGTAGAGCTGAAAAGAGTGACTAGGCTCTACCAAGATGCTGATTTTGAGGATAATCACCGCTTAGTTACAGTTTACGGACGAAAAGCTAGGCATTTACAGACTCTGGTTGACTCTGGAGTCGAATACACTGTTAATTTTTAGGAGATATTATGGAAATAAGCGTATATGCAAGCGATGTTAAGGATTTAGACGAAGAACTCGACAGAAAATTCAATATAAAAGAAGAGTACGGAGAGTTAATTTTTAGAAAAGATGGGAGATTACACCCACAAGCAGATTATCTGGCTCAAGGTGGCTATTATGTTGACCCTCATAGTTATTTAGGTATAATGCAGGACTTACAACGACAAATTCTTTGGCTCCAAGAAGAACAGAGAGCACAAGAACATTATATTAAAGAGTTACAAGAAAAATTAGACGGTGATGGGTGGAACACGAAATGAATCCTAACTATAATACAGATGTCTACAAGCAGGCATTAGAAATAAACAAGGACCTCAAGCGTAAGAACGACAAGCTAGAGGAGAAAATTAAAGAACTTATGGAAATAATAGAGGAGTTAGTAAATGCACAAGAAACCACTGATAAGTAGATTAGCTGAGATATATGAAGCCCAGAAGTACACATACTTTGTGACTGACGGTGAAGGTAATTGTATGGCTAAAGGTATGACAGAGATTGACGCTAGAATACACTCTATGAAAGACCCTAACTGGTCTATTGGTAGAGAAGAAAGTTTGTCACCAGTGACAGATTATGAGCCTAACGAAGACTTACCATTTTATAATGATGATGGCACTGCTATCACTTATGAGAATAAAGACATACTAAGTGAGGAGGATTTCGATGCGATGTAAATGTTGTGACACCCTGCTCACTGAATGGGAGTCTAAGGCAAAGGACCCTGCTGATAGAACACAGTATCTAGACTTGTGTGGTGTCTGTAGATACCACTCCAATCCTTATTCTTATTTAGATGATGATGAGGTACTAAAAAAAGAAGATATTACTATTGACATTGGGTGAGGAATAGTTTAAAATATTACTATAGATTCAATTAAAGAGATAACTATAATAATTATCACTTTAGTTGAGTCTAAAGTAGTTTGGCTGTTGTGATTTAGAGTCCGTCACAGCAGTCTTTTTTTTCAGGGCTCCGAGGAAAAACTATGATAACTAAAGGTATAGCAAAGTATGTCTATCTAGACAGTACAGAAAAATTCAACGGTGAGGATACCGGTAAGTACACACTTACTGTCTCTGTTGACGATAAAGAAGCCAAAGCACTAGAGTCAGCAGGTGTTAAGGTTCGCACCATTCAGACAGAAGATGGAGGGTCTTACAAGGCTCGTAAGTTTTCTACAAAGTATCCGTTGTCTTTTGATATGGTGAAGATGGCTGATGATGGCGAATCAATCGGACACGATTTTGGAGCTGAAAGCGAAGTACAGGTACTATGGAAAGCAGGACAAGAGCACCCACAACACGGGGTAGCTACTTACTTGACCGCAGTAAAGGTACTTAAGCGTACCGAAGGGTACAAATCTGCAGACTCTGAGACGAGTGAGTTCTTCGCATAATCATTCTACTTTTGTAGAGCATAAGCCCTGCCCTGCCTGTAGAAATACAGGTGGGGACAGAGCAGGTGATAACCTAGCTATCTATTCTGATGGTCACGGTTATTGTAACGCCTGTGGTCACTATCAAAAGAGTGTCACCGGTGACAAAGATTATGAGGAGGTATCAGTTATGCAGACAATCACACCGAGAGGTGTATCTGGTGCGTCAATTAAAGACAGACGCATATCATCTAACATCACATCTAAGTTTGGTGTGACTGTAGGTTACGACAAGACCGGTAAGATAGAGAAACATTACTATCCATACTACGACTCTAACGAGAGCAACAGGCTACTCGGCTATAAAGAGAGAACTGTCGAAACCAAAGAGTTTCAAATAATAGGAACGAACAAAGGCTCTGGTCTGTTCGGACAGAATGCTAACCGCTCCGGTGGTAAGTATCTGACTATCTGTGAAGGTGAAATTGACGCCCTCTCGATTTCAGAAATGTTCGATGGCAAGTGGCAGGTGGTCTCCCTTAAGAACGGGGCGTCTTCTGCGTCACGAGATATCAAAGACAATCTAGAATACATCGAGTCGTTTGATAATGTGGTGCTATGCTTCGACCAAGACCAAGCAGGCTTTGATGCGGTGAAAGCCTGTCAAGATATTATATCTGTTGGTAAGCTCAAGGTGTGCAAGCTACCTATGAAGGACGCTAGTGATATGCTAGTGAACGGAAAGGTCAAGGAGTTCACCAATGCTTGGTGGTCTGCTGAGTCTTACACTCCGGCAGGTATCATCAGAGGTAAGGATACTTGGGAACATCTACTTAAGGATGAGAACCTACTTACTGTCGACTATCCGTGGCAAGGTCTTAACACTTTGACTTATGGATTCAGAGCGAAAGAGTTAGTAACTATCACCAGTGGCTCTGGTATGGGTAAGACTAGTGTCGTTAAGGAATTAGAGTCTTACATACTTAACAGCACTGATGATAACCTAGCTATCATTCACTTGGAAGAATCCATCGAGCGTACTGTTAAAGGCTTGATGTCTATCGAAGCTAATGCTCCTATCCATATACCTCAGTACGAAAGAGAGCTGAGTGATTCGGATAAGAAAGCACTGTGGAAGAAGTCAGTTGGTGATAAGAATGTGTTCTTCTATGACCACTTCGGTAGTATGTCAGAGGACTCACTGCTTAATGTCATTAGAACCTATGCTAAATCCTATGATTGTCAGTGGATTGTATTGGACCACTTGTCTATCGTAGTCAGTGACCAAGACGGTATAGCTGATGAGCGTAAGGCGATTGATGCTATTATGACTAAGCTCCGTAAGATAGTACAGGAGACTGGCGTAGGCTTGTTCCTTATATCTCATCTTAGGAGACCACAAGGCAGGGCTCACGAAGAAGGTGGACAGGTGAGTCTCTCAGAGCTTCGGGGTTCCGCAGCAATTGCTCAGTTGTCTGACATTGTAATAGGCTTAGAGCGTAATCAACAGGACGATGACCCTATCATTCGTAACCAGACAACACTACGGGTTATAAAGAATAGGTTCTCAGGTCTTACTGGTCCCGCTTGTAAGCTACAGTATGACAGTGACACCGGAAGATTAACGGAGGTAGATGATGAACACAGCTTTTTTTGACATAGAAACTGATGGACTCAACGCTACTAAAGTACATTGCATTTGTGCGATGCTTGATGACGGTGAGTCTACTGTTTATAATTTTATAGGAGGAGAAGCCAATGGACTTTTTCGAAAATGGTTGGCATCAGAAAGTGTCGACACTCTTGTGGGACACAACATTATTAATTTTGATGTTCCTATTTTGCGTAGGCTTACTGGGATGGATTGGGCTTTTAATCTACGGGACACTCTCGTACTTAGCAGACTACATAACCCTAGCCTTGATGGTGGACATAGTTTAAGGTCTTGGGGTGAGAGACTAGGCAATTATAAAGATGACTATCAAGGTGGTTGGGAAGAGTATAGCCACGAGATGTTAACTTATTGCCAACAGGATGTACGGGTAACTAAGGCTTTGTATCACCATCTTGTCACCGGTGACAAAGATTCACTAGCAGTAGAGATAGAACATAAGACTGCCGACATCATCAGAGAGCAGACCGACAACGGTATGATACTCAATGAAGAGCGTGCTTATGAACTACTAGCTGAGATGAAGGAGAAGGTACTAGACATAGAGGACGAGGTACACAAGAAATTTGAACCTCTGCCTGTGTGGATAAACCTGAAGCATCCCGGTGATAAGACACACAACAAGGATGGTAGTGTATCTAAGAGGTATCAAGCACAGTTGGATAGAGGTGCTGATTGGAATACATATTTAGAATGGGGATACTATGAGTACCCAGAGTTTAATCTTGGGTCTCGACAACAGATAGCTAAGTACCTCCAGCACTTCGGCTGGAAACCTAAATCATTTACTGAGAAGGGCAACCCTATCGTAGATGAGAAGGTACTTAAGACTGTTAAGATACCCGAAGCACAATTGATTGTAGATTACCTCACACTGACCAAGCGTATAGCTATGGTAAAGAGTTGGGTAGAAGCTATCAATGAGCATACTGGTCGAGTACACGGTAGGGTAAACCCTTGCGGTGCAGTCACCGGTAGAATGACACACTCTAAACCTAACTGTGCCCAAGTCCCTGCGACTAGACACGGTAGAGATGGTAGCATCTTGTGGGGTTTCGAGGGTGGTTATGGTGCTGACTGTCGTAACCTATGGACCGTGCCTGATGGCTACAGTCTGGTAGGTTGTGATGCTAGTGGACTAGAGCTTAGAATGCTCGCCCACTATATGGATGATAAGGCATACACTGATGAGATACTTAACGGTGATATACACAGTGCTAATCAGAAGTCAGCAGGACTACAGACTAGAGACCAAGCCAAGACTTTTATCTATGCGTTCCTATACGGAGCAGGAGATACTAAGATAGGCGAGGTAGCAGGAGGTGGTGCAAAGCGTGGTCGTATACTTAAGAAGAACTTTCTTGATAATACTCCCGCGTTGAAACACTTGCGTAGTAAGGTTGCAGACTCCAGTAAGAAGGGGTGGGTGACAGGACTAGATGGTAGGAAGCTACACATACGCTCAGAACATTCAGCACTTAATACTCTACTACAGAGTGCGGGTGCGGTTATAATGAAGAAAGCGTTGGTGTTACTAGATACATATGCTAAGCAGTACAACATAGACTACAAGTTTGTACTCAATGTGCACGATGAGTTTCAGTGTGAGGTCAGAGATGACCAAGCTGATTTCTTCGGTGGTCTAGCGGTAGGAGCTATCATCAAAGCAGGTAAAACTTTTAATCTAAACTGTCCACTGGACGGTGAATACAAGGTAGGTAAAACGTGGCAACAGACACACTAGTAGACGATATATATCGTATGATAGACACCAAAGAAATAGCAGATGGTGTACCTGTCGAGCAAGTAATAAATGACTTCGGTGAGAATGTGAAGCAGATATTACGAAACAATATTACAGAGAGTAAGTTTGATAAGCGTAAACTTAGAATGTCTAACATCGGTAAGAAGGATAGACAACTGTGGTATTCTTATAATGGATACAAAGGTGAGGAGCTTATGCCCCACACTAGAATCAAGTTCCTTTATGGTCACTTGATTGAAGAAATGATACTAGCACTTACTAAACTCTCTGGTCACGATGTGACACACGAACAGAAGCAGGTAGAAGTAAACGGTATCAAAGGTTCTATGGACTGTAAGATTGATGGTGTACTAACAGATGTTAAGTCAGCTTCACCTTATGGGTTTAAGAAATTCAAGGATGGTTCACTCATTAATGATGACCCCTTTGGATACATAGACCAAATCAAAGGCTATGCTCACGCAGAGAATACAAAGGATGTTGGTTGGTTAGTTATGGATAAGACCAACGGACATCTAACATACCTCAAGTATGATATGGCGGATGAATCTCAGTGGTACTGGACTAAGCTAAACTTCTTCTCGATAGTAGACAGAATTAAATCTATCAAGAATATAGTTAAGTTATCTAAGCCACCTAAGAGATGCTACGAACCTATACCTGATGGTAAGTCTGGTAATATGAAGTTACCTGTAGGTTGTAGCTACTGTTCATACAAGCACGAGTGTTGGGGCGATGAGCTTAGAACATTCCTGTACTCTAACGGACCGAGATACTTAATTAAAGTTGAGAACTTACCACAAGTTATAGAGGTAGATAAAGATGGCAACAAAGTTTCGGAGTAAGCTAGAGAAAGAATGTGCGGAAGCACTAGGCAGAGAGTGGAAGTATGAGCCCTGTAGGATAGCCTATACGATACGAAAGAACTACACCCCTGACTTTGTTAAGGGTAAGTATCACATAGAGGTTAAAGGGTTCTTCCGTAGTGGTGACAGACAGAAGTACAAATCAATTGCTGAGCAGATGAGATTTGAAGGCAAGGATTTAATCTTCTTAATGCCACGACCAGACTCTAAGGTAGCCAAGGGTAATAAGATTACTTATCGACAGTGGTGTGATAAGTATGATATTAAAATATTTTCAACTAAAGAAATTAAGGAGCTTAAGAAGTGGACGAAGATAACATAAATCCAAATCATTATAAGCAGGGTAATATTGAGGTCATAGATTTTATCTTAGACCAAGATATGGATTACCTAACCGCATCTATCACAAAGTATATCTGCCGATGGCGATTTAAAAACGGGATAGAAGATTTAAAGAAAGCTCGGTGGTTCTTAGATAAACTTATAGAACACGAGGGAGGGCAGTATGGCACTAACATTAAATGAATTAAAGGAACGCATAGTTCAGGAAGCCATAGACCCTTGTACTCTGTGTGAGGTATTGGACATAACAACGGAAGATATCTTACACGAGTTCGAAGATAAACTATTAGATAAACGAGAGGAGTTTGATGATGCTAATGATACCGACTGAGAACTTTGCCTTACTGATAGTAGCGTTGCTTACAATAGGAGGATTCTTATTGTGGAGACACGGTACTAAATGTTATGACAGAGGAATAACTGATGCGATACTTATGCACAGACAAGGAAGACTTAAATATAATACTTACTTAGATGACGATGGAAAGAAAATGGTGAACATCGAAATCGACCCACTGGAGGATGAATGAACCAATTACCAAATGATTACCAAAACTTTATTGCACTTAGCAGGTACGCACGATGGCTACCTGAGAAGAAACGCAGAGAGACTTGGAAAGAAACCGTTGCCCGTTACTTTGATTTTATGGAGGGGCATCTTAAAGAGAATACAAACCAAGAGTTAGTACCTAAGACTAGGAAGATACTTGAGGAAGCAGTATGTAACTTAGAAGTTATGCCTAGTATGAGAGCTCTTATGACCGCAGGTCCTGCCTTAGCTAAGAATAATATAGCAGGGTACAACTGTGCTTACTTAAGTGTAGACCACCCGAAAGCATTTGATGAGTGTCTATTTATATTAATGCACGGTACTGGTGTAGGCTTTAGTGTTGAGAGACAAGCAGTTAATAAACTACCCGAGGTTCCGACAGATATGGTAGAGGTTGATGATACTATTGTAGTACAAGATAGCAAGGAAGGATGGCAGTCTGCATTCCGTAAGCTAATTACTTATCTCTATGATGGCGAGATGCCTAAGTGGGACTTCTCTAAGGTTAGACCTAAAGGTTCTAGACTAGCTACCTTTGGTGGCAGGGCTAGTGGACCAGAGCCTTTGCTTGACTTGTTTCATTTTGCTACTAATATCTTTAGCGAAGCAGGTGGGCGTAAGCTAACAAGCTACGAGTGTCACCGTATGATGTGTAAGATAGCAGAGGTAGTTGTAGTGGGCGGTGTTAGACGAAGTGCCCTAATCTCTTTATCTAATCTAACTGATGAGCGTATGCGTAATGCTAAGTCTGGTCAGTGGTGGTCTGATACACCAGAGATGGCACTAAGTAACAACAGCGTATGCTACACAGAGAAGCCTGACATTGGTATCTTTATGAAGGAGTGGACATCACTGTATGAGTCTAAGTCTGGTGAGCGTGGTATCTTTAATAGAGAAGCCGCGATTAAACAAGTAGCGTCTATAGGTAGGAGAGATACTGACCACGACTTCGGTTGTAATCCTTGTAGTGAAATCATATTGAGAGATGGACAGTTTTGTAATCTTACTGAGGTTGTAGTGAGAGCGGAAGACACGCAAAAGGATATACTCCGTAAGGTTAGACTAGCTACTATACTGGGTACATTCCAAGCATCACTGACTAACCTCAAGAGATTGAGACCTAAGTGGGTTCATAACACAGAAGAGGAAGCACTACTAGGTGTATCTCTTACTGGTATTATGGATAATGCTTTTATGAATTATAGTAATGATGATAGTAGAGGATACTATGGTAAGCGTAGCCTGCCTGATTTTCTATCTGACCTTAGAAAAGAATCTGTTAAGACTAATGAGCATTGGTCAGAGCTACTAGGTATTAAACAAGCTACTGCTACTACTGCTATTAAACCTAGCGGTACAGTCAGTCAGCTAGTCGACAGTGCCAGTGGTATACACACTAGACATAGTGATTACTATATTCGTAGGGTTAGAGCAGATGCTAAAGACCCTATAGCACAACTTATGGAAGACCAAGGCATACCTGCTGAAGCTGATGTAATGAAACCTAACAGCGTTAAGGTATTCTCTTTCCCTATGAAAGCCCCTAAAGGTGCAGTAACTAGGAACGAGAGGAGTGCTATAGAACAACTAGAGCTGTGGCTTATGTATCAAAGATACTACTGTGAGCACAAGCCTAGTGTTACTGTCAGCGTGAGAGAACACGAGTGGATGGATGTAGGTGCGTGGGTATACAAACACTTTGATGAAGTATCAGGTGTTAGTTTTCTACCACACTCAGACCATACATATCAGCAAGCACCATATGAAGAGTGTGATAAGAAGACACACGATGCTCTAGCTAAGAAGATGCCTAAAGCAGTAAACTGGGATTTGATTAGTGAGTATGAGCTTACAGATATGACAGTAGGAACTAAGACACTAGCCTGTACTGGTAGTGTGTGTGAACTTGTCGACCTCGTTGAGGAAGAGAGGGATGTAGAATGAAATATTATTATTTACTTATAATCTTCCCTTTAGTTATTGTTTTATTAACAGGATGTACTACACTCCAAGACAAATTAAAAGAAGAACAACAAATACAACAACAATTAAAGTGTTCTCCTGCTAACAGTATAAATTGCACAGGATGGGAAATATGAAAATATTAGAAGGAATTATGTACACCGTTTATTTTATGGCGGGAATGATTTCTACAGGGTGTCTAGTCTACATAGTTATGTGGTTAGACGCCCTTAGAAAGGGGTGGCTTGTTTAGCCAAACGAGTGGCGGAAAGTAAACCACCTAAAAATACTTGGGGTCTCGTCCGTATGGATGGGACTTCCAAGCTATATTGGAAACTAAAACACACTAAAAAAGATGACACCGGTGTCAAGAATCCTAGGCTTTGGCGGTCAGATTGGCGCAAATAGACCCTACCCTACCCCTTGCTTACATAGAGAAGTCCTCTAGAATCGAAGATATGGAGCTCACTTTTTTAACATTACAGGAAAGTATCCTATGAATGAGTCTAAAATAATAAAAGCACTCAATGGTTTTGAATATAACTTTAAACCTATGGACGATAAATTCTCTAGGTACGATGCCTTCGATGAGAAGAATGGTATTATGTTAGAGATTAAATGTAGACACAAACACTACCCAGATACTATTATTGAGAAGATAAAGTTTGATTGGAACAAAGAGTTTGCAAAAGAACACGGGTTTGAATTTTGGTACGCAGTATCTATGCCAGAGAAACCCGGAAGCCACACTGTGTATGTCTTCGACCCCGCTAATCTAGAGGAAGAAGAAGAGGGATATGATTTTAAATGGCACATAAAAAAACTCCCTCAGAACACAGAGTTCAAAGGGAGCAAATGGATTGACAAAGAAGTTGGTTATCTACATATAGATGATTGTCTAATGTCCTTTGAAGAAACAACTACCCACTAAAAATGTTCACTAGTGAACTATTTAATCTTGTCCTTAGCGTTTGTCTTTTCATCACTAAGAACATTCTTAAGGACTTGTATAGTCTTTCCTTGACCTATTCCTGTAACACCGGGTTCAGTATGTTTAAATAAACCTTTGGCAAGGGCTACATCAAGTGGCATACGAGTAGCTCCTGCCCAATCTGCACCTAAGTCATCAACAGAAAAAGCTGTAGCTCTTCCTTTAGTTGGTCCTTTACCTATAAGAGCACCTGCACCGTCCATAATTTCTTTAAATAGACCTCCTTGTAGGCTCGTAATAGTGCCTGTATATTGTTTAGCAGGTCCAAACCTATTAGCAATATTACTAGACATAACATAGTGCCTAAGTAAATCTTCATCTACATCATAGCCTTCACTCTTAAAACTGTTGTAAAGAAACTCTGCTTCTTTATCCGAGTCACTAACAAAGGTGTTTAAAAAGTTAGAGCCTGAGTCTATAACTTTACTTAATAACATTCCTGATGTTACTGCCATACTACCTCGCAGGAGTCATAGCTTTTCTAGCTTCAGACTCAATTACTTTAAGTTCTTTTCTTAATCTTTTTATTTCTTTTAAATATTTATCTTTATCCACTCTACCACCTTTATAATCAGCTAGAAGTTTTTTACCTACGCTTTCTAAAGAGCTCATTCTATTCTTGTATAAGAAACCTACTCTTGTTTTGTACTTTCTTTCATCATAATTCTTTACTTTAAATCCTATACCACTTAATAAAGATTCTCCTACAGTGAGGTCATCTTTACTTGGATGTCTCTTACCTTCTGATGCTATAGCATTTTTAATCTTAGATGCTTGATGATACATAGGTACAAACTCTTTAGCAAAGATAGACATCCTAGCTTCTAGCTCATCCTCAGAGCTCTCAGAACCTATTCCCGGAACCATCTTAGTAGTGAAGCTATCAAACCCTGTAACTGTTTTGTATATACCTCCGATTGCTCCTGATGATGGCTGAAGAGGTGCGGGTATTCCCGGTATATCTAGACCAGAAGTTCTTAAGTCTAACACATCACCACCCGGAACCCATCTACTTACATCTAAGTATTGACTCTTATCTGTTCTAGGAACTTTAATTAAAGTGTGAGCACCCGGAATAACTTTAGAACCTAGAAGGTCGTAACCTAAGTTTAATTCTTTTTGTCTCTTTCTTTCTGTAGCCACATCATCTTCTGATATGTCAGCACCTATAGAGTTAAGACCTTTCAATATGAGAGCCCACTTAGCCATCTTCCAAGGTCTCTTTATTGCTGTCTCTGCAAGAATCGGAGCAACTCTGTAGGTATAAGATACAAAGGGAAGTATACTTTCTCTGAGCATATTGATACCCGGAGCAGCTATCTCGTAATCTAACATATATTTTCTAGAGAACATAGCAGCTTCTTTATACTGTGTGTCTGTAGGAGTTCTGCCTCTAGCAACATTCTTAGCTAGATGGTCTTTAAATAAAGCTAGTCTAAAAACATTATCTTCAGCAGCATATAAGTCATCTAAGTGAGTCTTCTGTGTATACTTAGCTATGCCCTTAAATCCCTGCCATAATCTATTAGGCAAGTCTCCATCATTCTTTCCTTTACCTCTCATATATTTTTTATAGATGTCTCTCTCGTAGTCTGTTAATTCTCGTTTCATAACATCCGCATCAAACACACCAAGTATCTTTGCTTTTCTAAAGTCTTCTGTTTCTTGTTTGTTTCTGCCTTTAAGAGTCATACCTATTTTTGCTTTCTGAAAATCAGAAGCAGCACTTCTAAGGTATTTGTAATCTGCATCTACTAAATCATAAAGAATATGATTAGACATTATGTTGTTCATATGTACCACAGGATTTAAAGATGTCTTACCTCTTTTCCAATACTGTAGCATTTTGTGGTGTACTTGACCTATAACTCCAGCAACGGTGTCTCCTCTTTCATATCTTTTAAATCCATTAGCCCATTGTATATCACTAGCTACTTCTTTAGGAACCCATTTTCCTGCTAGAGAACCATACTCAGGAACTCCTCCTGAATTTTTTATAGTAGTCTTAGGCATCTTGACCCAGTCAGGGTCAGCTATTTTTCCTTCAGGACCATCTATCATTGGGGCTTTCTTCCTAACTATTTGTTTACCGTCAGATTTTAATTTAGTTAAATCATCATAAAATTTAAAGGTTGTTAAATCTCTAGTCATAAGTTTACCTGTCTTAGCCATAGCATAAGCAGCACTTATAATCTCTCCATTCTTTTTTCTTTCTGCCGGTGTCCAATCTCTATTTATTTTCTGAGTCTTTTTGTTTCTGCTCATAACACCAACCTTACGCCAACCATCTTTAATATATTTATCTACATCTTTAACATCAACCTCTATTGTTTTTCCTCTACGCATAAACTCAGAACCAAAGACTCTCATTTGATTCTCATCTCTTATGATATCTCTTTTCATAGGACCTGATGTTTTTTCATATGACCTGTATAGATACTTACCTTTATTTTTAAGATAAGTTTTTTTACCTAATATTCCTAAGTCTACTAGTTCTTGTCCTATACCGTCTACTAATTCTCTTCCTTCCTTGCTTAAGTTTTTCATATTAGCAGGAACAGCAGACTTTTCTCCAGTAAGTATCCTGTAAAGAAGGGCATCTTGGTCTGGAGTTAGTTTGTCATATCTTCCTAATAAGTCATCAAACTTAGAAGCCCATTCGTTTTCAGAAATTCGCTTAAACTTTTTTAGTTTTACATACTCATCAGGAAGACCAAAGTTATCTATAAAATATTTTCCAAACCCTTGTCCAAATTTAGATTCTTTAAGTTTGTTGCCTCCTTTTTTAGCAAGACCATAAACAGGAGCAAGAGGTGTAGCTACCATTTTTTGAATCATATTTAAGTCGTTGTGTATTTGACCAGTATCAATAGCTTTTCCTGTGTTTGAGTATCCTGCTTTTAAACTAGGAAGTATAGAGTGTGAGAATTTATACATAGCAGGAGACAGGACACCACCTCCAGCTACACCCATAACAGTATTAGAAAACCTAGTCTGACCTGCTTCTTTATCTACATAACCTAATGGTGTAGTGACAGCACCCATAAGCATACCTGCTCTAGCAGCACTCCAAGCATTCTTTGCTTTTAGTCCCGGGATAGCCCATCCTACAGGGTCTCCAAAAAGACCTGCAGTATAAGCAGCAAGTATAGTACCGCCATACTCCGGGTCTGCTAAATAAGCTCGTAACCTTGCCTGCTCTTCATCCATCTGTTCTTTATCTATACCAAACAGTTGTTTAACTCCACGGTAAGTATCAGTAACACCTAGACGAGAAGCAAAAGCTACTTTGTCAGCAAGAGTATCTTCTTCATAACCATAAAGATTATGAGTAGAAGTAGCACTGGTTGAAGATTGATTTAATATACCACTTAAATCTACACCAGTTCTTTGAGGTGCTCCATTAAGTATTTGAGACAAGTCTACTTGAGTGTTAGTAGAATTATTGGGTTGTTGTCCACCCATTATTATTTGACTTAGGTCAGCCATTATCTTGCTTTCTTAGAAACTGGTAAAGTAATTCCTTGTTTTCTATATTTGTTTGCGTTCTTAAATCTCCATTGATTGTAGTTTTTCATTTGTTCTCTTCCTTCATCTGTATTAGGAAATTCAATTGGGTCATAGTATTTCATTTTGTCTGTTGTTCTTCTTTCGTTTAAAACAGCAGAAGCAACCATAGATTCAAAGACTCCTACGTTAGGGTCTGGTTGTACTATGTCTTCTATTTGTGGGGTAACAACAGTCTCAGATTCAGTAGCACCAGCATTAGTTTCAGGAACAATAACATTAGTTTCTTCAGTAATAACAGGTGCAGGTTGAGCCTCTGCCATACCACTAACTAAAGCAGATACTAAAGCATTCTTAGTAGCAGCATCTAAAGGAATTTGATTGTACCTTAAAGTTCCGGGAACTGATGTTTCTATTGTATGAGAATTTATTGTTCTTATAGCATTTGCTAGAGACATCTTGGGTGTATTTTTAAAATAAGGACTAGAAGATAAATCTACTTCAGTATCCATCATAGACATATTTGTAACCTGTGGATACTGTGTAGCCAACTCTGTTTTTATTTCATCGGATACTGGTTGCTCTGCCATTCTAGAACTATCAACCATTTCTTTATGTAAGTTAGAGTATGTAAGACCTCTACCTTTACTCATTAATTCCCATTGTTTGCTTTGTAAGTAACCTTCTTGATATCCATTACCTGCAAACTCAGGATTAGTTCCTACAAACCTAGCGTATTCCATAAGACTAGGGACTTCTGTTAGTGATGTAAATTCTTCTCTGCCTTCAGTTGGAACTCTATATGTTTCTCCGAACGAAGATACACTCTTAAATATCCTGTCATAATCTTTTTCAATATTATCAAGTATTCTTTGTTCATCAGCATCTAAGCCCGCAGTTTCTGACATTGCTGTTGATATTTGACTTGCAGTTCCAGTCATTAATATATCAGAATAATTACCTTCTGCATCATTAACATCTCCAACAGACAATAACTTAAACGATGCTGTTCTAGTCTCAGGGTCGTAGACCATCTGACCTACACCTGCTGTACCATCTGGTAGAAGAACATTCATTGCTGTTCCACCCATAGCTTGATTAAAATCATTAACAGAATTTTGACTTCTAAGAGTAGCGTCTTGATATAACAGTTGACCTGCTTTATATCCTGCGTCTATGTTTACTCTAAGCCTATCGTTTTCTGCAAGTTTTTCACTAATAGCTAATTCTTGTGGTTTAAGACCTGCTAAATAAAATTGAGTGTTTGCATTATAGAAACCAATATCATTTTGTTCTCTACCTAAAGATAGATTGTTTTCTGCTATTGTTTCTTGTAAGGCTAACTGTGTCTTATGTTTCCAAACATCTATAGAAGATGTGTCTTCATAAATATATTCATCAAGACCTAATCGTTTAAGTGCTATTGAGTATTGATTTTCAACTCCTGTTCTTCCTGTTTCTGCACTGTAAGCAGCAGTCGCAGCTTGAGATGTATTAGCATCAGCACTCTGCTGTAATATTTGAAGTTCTTTTTCTTTGTTAGCTTGAGTTTGAGCTTCTGTAGTTAATGTCCTAGCCTTGTCTAAAAACTGTTGACCTAATCCCGGAAGATTATTATTTATAAATTCACTAGCAATTTTCTTTAAGTGTTCAGGATTATTTCTATCTAGACCTTGAGTTTGCTGTAATATGTTTGTAACAATTTCTGCTTTCTCTTGCTCTGGGCTTTTCATTCCTGCCATACCCGCGAGGTTTTGCATAAACATACCTCCTGCTTGAGCTGCTCCATAAACAGAAGCACGACCCGGGTTTAACTGGGCTACCTTAATTGCGTTATCTCTTATGGCTACATTATCTGACGTAGCTACATCAAAGATATTATTAAACATACTCTCTGTTGCCATTATCTATACTCCTATTATCTTAAAAATCCTTTACCCATAGACGCTCTTGCTGATGCGTTGGTTGGACTCATATCTGTTAATATACTACTGTATGTTCTTCCTGTTGGTTGTGTTCCTCCACTAGGGAACAAACTATTAAAATCATATTTGTTAGCTTGGTTTGCTAACGATGACCAAAAGCTCGAAGTTGTATCTGCAGTGTTGCTTCCTGCTGTAGATACTCCTAGCATATTTGCATCAACTGTTGCTGAACTTCCCGCATTAATTCCATAAGCTACATCAGGTCTTAACATACCAGTTATATCCATAGCTGCTTGATTATTAGCTAACGCTTCTTGACCTACCATTTTTCTATAGTCCATACCAAGACCTACAGAAGATATTTTATCTCTAAGTATGCTTTGATTTATTGAATCTTCTACAGCCATTTTATCGTAGTAACCTTGTGTTCCTACTCTACCTTGAGCTATAGCAGCTTCTTCCCCTTGTAATCTAGATTGATTATAAGCGTCAGCACTTAACTCTGATAACAAACCAAACTGTTGTTTTGCCATTGCATTAGGGTCTCCTTGTATTGCTTGAAGTTCTGCTGTTGCTGCTGAAGAAGAACCCAAAAATCCTTGCAATTGAGCTTGGTATTCTGGAGAAAGAGTTTGCATAATTTTTTTAGTTTCAGGGTCAAACTCTACATTACCTGCAGGACCATAGTTGCTCCAAGGTAATGACCTATCGTAAGCTAGGTTCTGTTGGTCTACTTGAAACTGCTGATTCTTTTCAGCAGCCTTTTGTTGCTGCCTAGCAGAAAGCATACCAACTGCTGCCTTTGCTAAAAATGCTCCTATTGCCATCTTAATCTCCTATGCTGTGCGTTTCCACATATAGACTACTATATATGGTTGTAAAATATCGTGCGTGTGTGCTCCACCACCACCTGCTGCTGCTATTGCTCCTTGTTGTGCAAGATTTGGTTCTCCAC